TTATTTGAATTGATCCGCCACCGCTTTGATTGTAAGCATCTCTTAAAACAACCACTAAATCATTGTAACCGCTAATGCTTGTAACACTTATTGAACTGCCAGTTAAACTACCGCTTGATATTACTGTCATGCCACCCCCAGCAGGTGCTGCCCAAGTTGGCACACCGCCAGCAACTGTTAAAACATTGCCAGTTGAACCAATTCCTAATCTTGCAGGAGTAGATCCGCTTGATGAATAAATTGTGTCGCCAGTTGTTGTCATTGGGTTTGTCATGCCAGCGTTATCGCTTGACCATTCAGGTGCTGTTGCTCCGCTATTGACTTTTAATACTTGTCCAGCAGTTCCTAAAGGTAATCTTGTATTCACATTTGCAGTTGATGATCGATAAGCAATATCGCCAAGAGTTGTTTCAGGATTTAAGTTCTTTGTTGTTGTATCAACAGATGATCCGAGTGTGCGAATAGCAGCTGCGCCATCCTTGACCAGCGCGGTGTCGTCTGGTGTTGTCCAGCCATAATTGGTAGTGGTTGCCATATTGTCCTTTATCTCAGGCTACGATTGTAGCGTATTCCCATGTCAATGTTGGGCTTAAAGTGTTCCATGCCTCTGTGATTGGTGTTGTATTCCAACGCATCGCCACTTGGCTATATGCCACAGGCGACAAGTTAATTGTCAGGAATAATTCGTTAAACCTTGTGCTCCATGACCAGCCTTCAACATAACCCTCAAACTCCCCGTCTGATATTTGTGTCGGTAGGTTTTGCAAGTTGAGCGGTTGCCCCATGAATACGCCTAGCAGATTATCCCGATCACTATTATCAATTTCTGGATTTGTGATTGGAAAAGTAATGCTCTGGAATGCTGGTTGTGGAAATGCTCGTTGGGCAATATAACGATCTGCCACAGCTTGAGCATCCACAGCTGAGTGAATAGTTGATTGCACGCTTTCGCCTTTGTAACCATAAAGTGCAATTGATGCAGCTGAAGTGGCAGTTTTCTCAAAATTAAAATTTGAACCATAGTTGATAATAATGTCATTTCTAATATCACCTGATCGAGTAATTGTGCTTAGACCTTGACCAAGTGCATGTCTAGCATCAAGATCAACATACCCGTTTGTAAGCAAGTAATTTTGCCTGTGGTCTGCATCTGCATAACCTATGTTGCCTTGATTGTCCTCATACAAATATCCAAATGCTGAATTGGCGATAAGGCTTGCAATGTTGTAAATAGTATCTGGGTCTTGACCCCCACCACGACTTTGCATTGTGTAAAGTCCAGGCTGATCTATTTCGCCAAGTCCAAGATTAACAGCATTAGCCCATGTTTCTGTCGGGTCATATCCTGCCCATGTTTCAGCTGATGGCACATCATTCCAAGTTCCTAGTAATACGCTAGATAATAAATCATAAATTTGATTTCCATCTTCATCTTGACTTAGTGCATCACTAAATAATTCTTTTGCTAACTTAACAAGTGATCCCATTGCAAGAACTGTGTATTCAATAACAGTTGCATTCGATCCAGTTGCGCCAACGCTGACTGTAATATCTGTAATATCACCGCCAAATAAATTTACATAAGCAGCTGATGTATCTTTGACTTGCAGACTTAAACTATCGTTAATGTCAAATGGTAAAGTTTGACCAGACAGCGCCACAAATGTAATCTGCAAATAAGATGGGTTTGGTTGCTGATAAATATCTGTGCGACCAGCCTCATGCTGAATATCGCTTATTGCAATGTCAGTATAATCCACACCAGCGACAGTTAATTTCCAATCTGGCGACCAAACAGTCATTATCCTGCTGCTGCCTTAATTGCTTGATAACTTAGTGCTGGAGTTGATCGGGCTGCGCTTTGATTAACTACTTTAGCCACAGCTCTTGCAGCACCTTCGCCATCTATTGCATTGACTGTGATATTGACTGGGTTTCCTGAGCCATAAGTAAAATTTGATCCGCCTCTAGGAACTGCTGGCAATGATGATCTACCTGCTGATGGTGCTGGGTTGGGTAATGCACCGATATTAACTCCGGGAATTATATTAACAACGCGGATTAGTTCATTGGCAAGAGATACAACTAACCCAATTGCTTCTCTTAAAAATGTAATAAATCCTGAAATAATGCCTGAAATACTTGCAATAGTCCTGCCAAAACTTGCTGCACCTTGTTGGGTTTGTGTCAATGCTGCATTTAATCCTGCATCGCCTGTAAGTCCTGCAATAAATCCATTTAGTGTTGGAATGCCTTTGTCGTTCAAAAAAGTGATAAATTGCTCGACAAATGGCAACAATGCAGATCCTAGACTTTCCTTAGCCTCATCAAATGCAACAGTTAATCGATCAATCTTGCCTTGAAAAGTTTCTGCGTTTGTAGCAGCTGCGCCACCATACAATTCTGCTAGTTTGGCTTGCACCTCAGTAAATGACAATGTTGATAATTCTGCTTTAGATAAGCCAAGTCCTAATCTGCCTAAAGATGTAACATTGCCATCTTGGGCACGACCTAATGCATTTGCGACCTGCTCTAAATCTTTACCAGATGCCTTGCTTATATCTAACGCTAGTGTTAATAATTTTTGTGCTTCCTCAGTATCTTTAGTAGATACAGCCAATCTTTGTAATGCCGGTCTAAGCTGATCATCGGCAACACCTGTGGCGAGTGATGTTTTGAGGATCATGTCCTCAGTTGCCTTTATTTGGGCATCAGTAGCACCTGTGGCAGCCCGTAATGCATTGGCTAACCTAAGTTGTGCAGCCTCATCCTCTATTGCAGCCTTGACCCCATCAACGGCTAATTTAGTGCCATAAGCAACGGCAGCAGCAGCAGCAACGGCAAATGCAGCGGCAGCCTTCTTTCCAAATGCCGCTATTTTTTGACTATTGCTTTCAACGGCATTGTCGGCTTGATCTAACTTCTTTTTTAAGTCATCAATATCCGCAAGGATCTTGAGCGATAAGGTTCTACTATCTCTTGCCATTATGACCACTTATCCAAAATGCGATTGTATGCAGCTTCCCATTTGTTAATCAATTCAGGCTGAATTCTGCGAAGGGTTGGATAGATAAACCAGCCACGCGAACCTCTGCCTTCCCGTCCTGAATATGCAGGAAACTGTTTGAACTTATTAGATCCAAACTCAACACCACCCCATAGGGTTTGCGTGTTAGCCCCACCTGAAAATTTCTGTCGTGCGAAACCATATTTGAACTCACCGATTTTGCTAGACTTTGAGATGCTAACTCCGTCTGCAACTCTCTGCGCAACCTTGCCTGATTTTGTTCTGCCTCTAGCTGCTGTTTTAATTTCCTCAGCTGCATAAGTTGCCAAAAGATTAGACTGAACTCTTGCTTCCTCAGTCGCTTGCGCATCCATAACTTTGAAAGCCTTAAGAATATCGCGTATGTCATTGCGATTGTAAGCAATTGTTTCACTTGCCATACCTCGCCTCCAATACTTCTATCGCTGTCAAAATGTCGTCTGCATCAACCCATTCACTCATTGGTATGTTGGTGGCTATTGCCAACTCAACCAATAATCTGCTTAGGCTTCCTGCTGCGTGGCTTTTGGGTCTGCATCACCGACTATTACATCGCTGACTGTTTCCATCCATGCATCAAATGGTTTGACTGGCTTTCCAGCAGCTTCACGCTTGTGTGCGTTATATGCTAAAAACATTAGATCCCACATGCCAAGTTTTTCTTTTGCTTGACTTATGGTGTTGCCAGTTGTCTTTTCCCATTTAGCCCACTCAGGCGGTTGGGCAATATATGTTGCTTGCTCGCCTGAGTTATATTCAATTGTAATTGGTAACTTCATTGTTTGCTCCCGTTTCTACTTCTTAACTAAATGTTTCGGTTACTGCGCCACCTGTAACTAGGAATTCGTAAGTAACTGTTTGTGCATCCATTCCTGATCCACCAACTGTTGGGTAACTTGGCTTAATTGGAAATGAAAAAGATGCGCCTGTTGCGCTTACCAATGTAATTGTGATGTCTGTGTCTGGTGCGCTATCGCAAGCAGTCCAAAGTGCCTCACATACGGAACTTGTCTTGCCCCAATCGGCTAACATTTCAAGTGCAAATGTAGCTGATACATTTGTGGTTTTGTAAGCCTCGCCATCAAGTGTTTGATAGGTCTGTCGCTCTAAAACCTTTGTCAAAATTGCGCTGGTTGCTTGTGCTTCGATGTCTGTTCCACCTGTGAAAGACAACGAAATATCGCGACCGGTGATTACTGTGGTTGCCATGATTTCTCCTTAGACTGTGCGTGTGTAGTAGGTAGATACTCGAACATCTGCAATAAGCAAAGTCGATGCTCCGACTGTGGTAACTGTTGGTCTTTCGACCGAGCTGACAATATATCCAACTGGAATTACTGCCAGAACGCTAATGACTAACTGCTCAATGTTATCAAGTGATGCAGGATTGCTGTTGTAAGCAACTGCAACTGAAATCGTAAAATTAACTTTCGCTCGTATGTTGCTTTTGTTTATTGTTTCAAATTCTAAATATGGGCTATCTGGCACAACAACAACGGCTGGAGGAATAACTGTTTCAGGCACGAATGCATAAACATTTCCTGCAACGCTAGACAAGGCAGTTGCTAAAGGCGTGCGAATTTGTTGAAGAATTGTTTCGTTAGGCATTTATTGACACATGCTTTCGGTGTCCATGTATGAGCCAAGTAATCCAACGCATTTG